GTTTATAGTTTATTAGAGGCGTAAAAAAATTTTTTATTTTGCACACCCTAGACAAGCTAGGGCTATACAGGGAGGAACATGAATAAAGAATCATGTTGTTCCCATAATAACAGAAAATGGCTAATCAGTTGCCTGAAAAACCATTTCCTGAATTATTTAGTGTTTCACATACAGTACTTGTATTATACAGAACCCATGTTATTATTCAACTATAAATATTATTTAGGAGTAAGTAGATACAGGTAAAGAGGGCATCAGGAGCACAAAAGGCTTACCAGGGAAACCTGACCAACTAGAAAGACAAGTAAGCTACCCAAGGTCTAACCAAACTATCTAATCAGGCAGAATCGCAACTATATTGCATTGGATGCCTGTTATAAAAAACGAGCTAGACTAGACACTATTGAAGAAATGTAAAGAGTGTAAGAATACACTTAAACAGATAGGTAATCAACCAAGGTACTACTGTGATAGTGCACCTACTAGATGTAGTATGTCAGGTAAAACACACAATATATAGTAGACCAATTGTTTACTGTATTGTTCACTTTGTGTAAGTTAAATATAGGTATCTAAGACATATAATAATGGGGGACGCAGATTGACATTACCATTTATTTTATTGGTAATTTTTACCATATATAACCTCTTGAAGTTTTCTAGAATTCATCTGTGGTTAAATGTTTTATTCTGTGTGGGTGTTGTGGCTATATGCATGAAGACTTATAGGAAAAACTTTAGAACACCCCCCACCCATATTGAAACCCAGAAAAAAAACTTTATTAAATAACTTGCAATAAATAATATATAGTCTATACTTGTTTACAAGTATTAATTAACTAAGGGAGACTAAGACAATGAATAAATTAACAAGAAATGACTTAAAGGAATTTACTGACCATGAATTAAAAGTTGCACAAGCAACTATTAAAGATGTACAAAATTTCAGGGCAGAATTATTTCTAGGTCAATTTCACAAGGGTACACCAATTGCAGTAACCACAGAAAATGGCAACACATACCCTGCATATATTGTGAGAGTTAACAAAAAAACTATGGTTATTGGGTTTGTAACTGACACAGAATATAACAAAGTAACCTGGTATCAAGAAAAGAACACAAGAAAATGGGATGTAGAGCAAGTTAAAAGATATCTTAGAAGTGGACAGTTACACAAAGCTACGCCTAGCAGCTTTGAAAGAGGAGCTAAATTTAAGCAATATAATTATTTAGCTTAGTAAAACTCTAGGAGGATATTTTAACAGGTATCCTCTAGGAGCTTTATAAAAGATAAAGCCAAAACTAAGGGGAGAGAAAATGAAAACAACAGAGATAATACAAAAAGAAATTAAAGAGAATTTACCTAATGGTATTGAACTTACTGATTATGAATTAGCTTATATATCAACACAGGTGCATAATTCTTTAATGTATGATTTACAAAAAAAACTTAAAGATAATTTGAGTTTATGTTTTACAAAACCTAGAACAACTGTATAACTCCCCTTAGTTATACGATACGAAGGAAAGCCCTCTGTTATTGCAGGGGGTTTTTCTTTTATATGAATTGACAACAGATGTACACATGGTTTATACTTGTATATAGATATTAACAAGGAGAGGAAATGAAAGTTAGAACAATGAACGATTACATAAATGATATTGCAACAGAAATTGCAGAGGAAATAAATAATAACGAAAACAGCTATCCACACGATTTAGCTGTTGAAATAGTTGATAGTTATGTTCCAATTTATAACAGTCGTGTTATAGAGTTCGCCAACGAGTTGGAGGGGCAGGACTGGTCAGATGTATGGCTAGGAGCTACTTATATGGAGTTTCAACACGAGGGCGACAACATAATAAGACAACTGCAGATAAATATATTTCAACTGTTGTATGAAAAAGTATGCAGCCACGAAAAATTAAAGGAGTTGATTTAATATGACATATTACGAACCAAGAGGTGATGTAATTAAAACAGTAGCCACAAAGATAGTAGAAAAAAATGAAGTAGATTTAGTTGAATACTATCTACGCATGGCTTACCAATACGACCAACACACATACATGAACGATTTACGTTGGATATTAGATAATAAATTCGAGGATTGTAATGTTGAGGAAGTAAAAGAACATACCAAGGAGATGTTAGAAATTTCTAGCGAAGATGATGACATGTTCGAGGATATATTAACAGAGGAGGAATAATGGCTAATTTAGTAACTTTCACTAGGCAAAATGGTGATATAGAATACACAGAATTTAGTTATTTTATTAATAATGATTTAACTGAAGAAGATTATATTAATGAAGTGTATTTTGGTTGTGATGACCTAACAGAAATGGAGGGTAAATATAAAGATACACTAAGCACTAAAGATGCTTATTGGTTTGGAGATGAGTTAGTAAGTGTTTATAAAGTAGATGTTATTACACAAGAAGAACTAGACACCCTTAAAAAATATTGGGTAGTTTAAATAGAGGAGGAATAATGCAGGTATATATATTAATAGGTTGTGTTTTGTTTGCATGGTTTTTATCTGGTCTTATGGCTGATAACTACGCACTACGCAGACATTTCAAACAACAACAAAAGCTAAGCAAGATTGATTTAGATAGATACAACTTTGTTGTAGGTATGTTAAATCAAAAACAACAGAGAGATTTGCACGAATACTATGTATTAACAGGTGCAATAAAGGAGGAATAATTAATAAAATTAAATTTACAATATGGAAACTAAAAGCATCATATAGAATTTATAAATTACAAAGGAGGAATAATGCCTAATAATCCAATGATATGGGATATTACTATAGTTGATGATGATGATAAGTGGTACACCATACATAAAGTTGAACTATTAAATGACATAATTGATGTTAATGATTTGCAATTAATAGAAAAACCAAAACCAAAAGAGGAGAAATAATGTCAAAAAAATTTAGGAGTTATCCTAACTCGTACGAAGTTATTGAACATTTACAAGATGAACTACAAGCAGAGTTAAATAACCTAAAGAAAGAAAAGAAAGATAGTATTAGGTGGTGGAGTGATGATAGATATGCACGATACGATACTAAGAAATATATATACAAGCAGCAGATTAGACACCTAAAAAAACTATTTAAAGAGGTAGAGTTAGCAGAACTCAATGATGAATTAGCTTATGATGGTGCAATGGACTACCAAAAACCACCATTTTAGCCATGACATACATGTTAATACCTGTTAAAGTTGACACTAGATATGTACATTTAAAGGAGGATAAATGATAGATGTTAATGATATTGAATTGACACTAGAAAATATACAACAACAGATAGACCACAATCAAAACAACTTAGACAATTTATTAGAACAACGACAACAAATTGTCACACATGCTTACAATAATGGTCTATCCATGATAAAAATTGCAGCAATACTTAAAGTTACAAGACAAAGGGTATTCGCAGTTATACAGGCAACAAGAACAGAGGAGGAATAAATGAATAAAGAAACTAAAAAGAAACTTCTTGCACCTTTTCCAGAGGAGGTTGTACAAGACCCACCAAAGGGAAAGTTTGGGAAGTTTGTAAACCATGCAGTATATGTGGAACGACTAAGAGATGCTGATGTTGATTATGAATGGGAGTTTGAACCTGTCATTATTAATGACAAAGTTATAGGTGCTAAAGGTAAGTTAACTATTGAAGGTAAAGTTTATATGGGTGCAGGAGATGTTGAAGGACCTGCGTTAGCTAGAGCAACACAGGGTGAGTGTCTTAAACTTGCAGAGAGTGATGCTTTTAAAAGAGCTTGTATGAGAGCAGCAATAGGCGTAGAGTTATGGAGTGGAACTGATGATTTTTATGATGATGATGGAGCACCTCCACCAAAACCAAAGCCAAAGCCAAATAAACCTAGTTCAACTGCAAAAGAAGTAGCAGTAACAACTAACGATAGTGCTAACAAATTTGCAGAGGACATTGGAGCTACAAAACAACCTGTTGCAGAGCAATTGAATACGATACTAAAAGAAATGATACCTAACTCAAAAAAAATGGGAGAGGTAAAGACTAAAATATACAATGACATGGTAAAAGACACAGAGGTTAGCGAAAATGTTAACAACTGGACAAGTAAAGACATGGACAAATTCTTAAATAGGGTTGAAGTGTTTTTAGAGGATGAAAATATTCTTGATGTTGTGTTTGATACGCAACCAATACAAGATGAAACAAAAGGAGATGAAATGACAGACATACCAAGTGGAGCATGGGAACAAGAGCCACCTACAGACAAGCAGCTTAAAACATTTAATGATAAAGTTGCACAGGCTACTGATGATGGACAGACAGAGCTTGTAAAAAAAGCTAAGGATTTTTTAGCTAGTGGTAATGCAACAAAGAAAAATATCTTTGATTGGATTGACACAGATGGCGATTGGACACTCAAAGACCCATCTTAATTATGGAATTAGAAAGTGCAGGGGAACTCTTTAATGTTAAGAAACTTAAAGAAAAATTAAAAGAAAAATATCCTAACTACAATTTTGATATACCACCTGAGCCAGATAGAAAGTGTAAAGCACCTTATCTTTGTAAGAATAAAGATAAAGTAATGTACACAGACAGCAAAGGTAATTTATATTGTGGACAGAGATATAAACTACAAGATGACAATAACCCATACAAATGGGAATGGAGGACATGTAATGCCTTACTCAGAGAGAAAGAGCAGGGAGCTAGAACAACTGAACTACCATTTTAATTTTGACTATGATGTATGGGTTAAGTTAAACAAAAGAGGAAATAAAAGGAGAAAGAATGATTGATGTAATGTTAAGCAAAGCAACAGAGGGTATGTTGATTGCAGAATTATTAAACAGGAGAAACGAAAAGGAAGTGCCTTTGTTTATGGGCAAAAGTATATTGTTACCTAATGGACAACAACAACTACTTGCAATACTTCCTAACATACAAGTACTTACAACAGTAAATCAAGAAGAAGAGTAATGCTTTTTAACGAAATGGATTACAACGACAGGGTAAAAGATGGTGTTGGTAAACAAGCAGAGGATATTTTTGAACAACACCTTACAGACTTAGGGCTAGTTAAACAAAAGGATTGGTTAAAAGCAGCAACTAGCCCATGGGAACATAGTATTAATTTCTTTTGGTACTACACAGACATAATAACTATTCCTGATTACATCTTTAACAGGAAAGATAAGTTATTTTTGACAGAGGTTAAAGGCACAAAGAAAATAAAGTTTTCTGATATGGATAAACTACAAGAGATGTATGACAGAGCAAAAGATTATCCTGAAGTTAAAGTTGGTTTGACTTATGTCAACAGAAAAACTAAAGAGGTCAAGTGGTATTCATTTGAGGAAGTACTACAGATGTGGGATAGCATAGAGGAATACGAAACTTATCACGAGAAAGACTTCAAAGGTCAAGAGAAAAAGTTTAAGACATTACCTTTATAATATCTTTAAGTTATCCCAACCTTTTTTATTAACAGTAAAGGTAAGCACACCAGGGTGCGACCACATACCACTTCTAGCAGTAAAGTCTAAGGATTTATCTAAGCTAGGTGATTGAAACCAAGTCCTATCTCCCTGCTGCTTTGCACGAAAGTGATGGTAATGACCTGTAATAAGAATTTGTGCATCTTTTGCAGGTAAAAAGCCATACATCTGACCTTTCCACCAGTTTTCTATCTTAGTTTCAGGATTACCTCCACTAAAACCAGTCATGTGACCATGAGTCCAAGCACATGGAATAGTTTTGATGGTCATAACTTGATGAAAGCCATCAGGAACTACAACAGATACCTTTTTATATCTCTCAGGGTTAGCTTTCATTATCTCTTCACATATCTGCAAGTGCATAGTATCTGTGTTATCTAATCTGTTAGTAACAACTTGACCTTTTTGTGAACGAGAAGCCTCACCATGATTACCTGGAGCGCCTGCCAAAATTAATTTATCTGCAAGTGGTAAGAATGTCTCAACTGTTTTCATCATCATAGACCTAGCCAACGCATACTGTTCTATCATTGTTAGTTCAATGTTAAAAGGTTGGCTATCGTAAAAACCATAACAGTTTTCTGTAAGGTCACCTAGTCCAATCATATATATCTCATCTATCTGGACACCTGCCTTACGCAGTTCCTTAATTCTATTTACTGCATCTTGTAGGGCTATATCGTAGCGCTTAATGGTATTCTCAACGCCATAATCTTTCTTACCTAGCTGCCAGTCAGCCATAAAAAACAAAAAAGCAGTATCACCTCCATGTGTTTTAAGTTTTAATGGTGGTTTTCTACCTGCTTGTTTGAATAATGCTTGGAAATACCTGTCATGTCCAGGTCTTTTCTTCTTTACAAGCCCTTTAAAGGCAAAGAATGTCTCAGTTCTCCCACCTTTCAGTTGAACTTGCCATGAAGATGACCTAACTGTACCCTCAATTTCGTATAATTTAGGGTCATACCCCCATTGTTTTAGAATTTCATCAAACTTATTGTTGTAGTTTGGGTCTGTTCCAACATGTGTGATTTCACCTTGCCCAGTTTGGTCATTAATATCTACGCCAGGTTTCCAACCTGACTTATAGAAGTTGTTACCCCACTCTTCAGGTGTAGTTTTTTTGGACATTTGTCCTCCTTTGCCCTGTCATTGACAGTTTACTACAAAGGAGTGACAAAATCTATTACTTAGTTATTTGTTTTTTAGCGTATGTCTTGATGACTGCAAGTGCAGCACCACCACCAGCTAATGCAGCTAACTGAAGTGTTTCAGCTTCTACACCAACTAATGGAGCAACTGTTAATGCACCTATGAACGCTTCAATGAAGGTCCAAGCTGTACGCTCAATCATATCTTTGAGTTCTTCACTCATTTTATACTCCCACGATTCTGACCAAGGTGTCCACCATAAATCCTTTTTGAACTTACCATCTTTGTCTCTTGCTCTTTTAATTCTATCAAACATTATCTTATTATCCTGCCTTTCAACATAGCATTTCCCACTAAGACATTACCATTGACTTCTTCTAGTTTTTCCATAACTGTTTTAGCTAGTACTACATCATCAGTAGAAGCATTTGATGCAGGTTTTTCTAATAATTTCGTTATTGTTGTGTACTCTATGGTTACTTTTTTACCAAGTAATAACTCTTTTGCAACCTTGTTATATAGTTTTGAGTACGCTTTGCCTGAATGTCCTATAAACCCATCATCACTTATATCTAAATCTTGTTGTGTTTCTCCTACAATTAAGCAACCAGATGTATGTTCATCTGTATTACCTGCGTGTATAAGTATATAAGTAAAGTTAGGTACATCTTGTAAATGTAACATACCATAGTGTGAGTTACCATATCTCTCTGCATATTTAATATGAAAGCCACCAACAGTTCTAAACTTTATCTCGTATGTACCCTCTGGTATGCAGGTTTCGTGCATTACTTTTACTGCTTGGTATTGGTCCTCTAATGTATAATTTTCAAACACTCCATCAACTAGAAGTATTCCATTAGTTGCATCTGTTCCAAATTGAGTTCTAACAACTGTGAGTTTCACCTATACCTCCATATTTACAATTACACACGCTTATATGTGTTCCATTTTTATCTATATAAGTATAGCACTTACTTTCCACCACAACAGCCACTACCACAACAGTCCATTCTATTCTCCTTTTCTAAAACCAATGGTTAATAACCATATAGCTAATGTAATTATAGTAGCTAAACCTGTAACTTGCTGTGCTGAACCAGTAAGGGTGAGTGTAGCAATAACTAAACCTACTAAAGTCCACGAAAGATTTAGTGTTTCTTTAATTATTTCTATAAACCAGTTCCATATTTTTTTAATCATAAACTTTTCCTCATTACAAATGCTGCAATACTTACTATTCTAGTCAAGATTACAGGAACTACGACTTCTTGTGCTTTTTCTTTTTGGTCTTGTGTCATATCATCACCAATGCTACTTATAGTTATCTCTTCAAAATCTAAATCAACAAAAGTTTCTATTGGATTTTCTAAGAATGCTTCGTACTGTACCTCTGTAACAACATCAGCAAGAGTATAGTTCTCTACATCTGCGTTCTCTACAGCTCTCTCTACATATTCTTCTACTGCTTCTGCTACGACTTCATCTTCTTTGACAGCTTCAGCTATTATCTCAACATCTTCTGTTTCTACTTGTAATACTTCAGCAACAACTTCTACTTGTTCCTCTGTAAGTTCTTCTATCTCCTCAATAGCTTCTTCAACTACTGCTTGAACTATCTCTTGTACTTCTTCTGATACCTGGTCTAAGTTCTGTACACCAATATCATTAACTTCTTCTAGGACTTCTGATGCTTCTTCGTTGGTAAGCTCTTGTACATACTCTTGTATAGCTTCTTCTTTTGCTTCTTCATACTCAACTAACTCCTCTTCTGTAAATTCCTCTATCTCTTCTTCAGTTGCTATCTCTATCTCTATAACAATAACTTCTTCTATCTCTGCAACTTCTACTTGTAGTTCCTCTTCAGTTAATTCTACAACTTCTTCTACATTAAATATATCAGTTATAGATTCTATAATATCTACAGGTTCTTCTTCAACATCTTCCTGTATTGGCTCAACCAAAATCTCCTCATCTTGAAGTTCATCTTCTGTGATGGGGTCATCTCCAGGTATCTCTTTGTCCAACTCATCTTCTATTTCCTCTATAATTTCTTCTTCAATTATTATAACTACAATATCATCTGGTATATCAAGTATTATTTCTTCTTCAATAATCTCTATGATTTGTATAGTATCTTCTATCTCTTGAATAACATCTACGAACTCTTGTATTTCTTCTTCAGATAAATCATCAAGAATAATTACACTATCCTCTAACTCTTCAAGTATAAGTAATTCTTCCTCTGCTTCTATTTGTTCTTGAATTAATTTTTCTTCTTCAGCTTTTATCTCTGCTTCTATTGCAGCTATTTCTTCTTCTGTGAGTTCCTCAATGACTTCTTCCTCTGGTAGTTCCAAATCTGTAAGTCCATCCACCACCACATCCTCTTCAAATATCTCATCTTCTATCTCCTCTTCTGCGATAATATCAATAACATCATCAGGTATGTCAGAGCAGTCACCATCTTGATAACCAAACCAAACTCCACTTTCTACTGCTTCAAGGTATTCTTTAAACGATAAGGGATTGTTAGGATGTTCGCAACCATATTCATCCCACGCAAGATAAGTTGTGTTACCATCTTCCACAACATCTTCTGCTTTAGGGAGCGTTGTAGTAGTCGTAGTCGTAGTTGTAGTCGTGGTAGTAGTCGTTGATGATGTGGTAGAGCTTGTTGTCGAACTAGATGTCGTTGAAGTAGGTACATAATCATAATTATATAATACACTTTCTACTGGCGTAAAGTCGCTAGTTGTACCATTAGTATCGTGAAATGCTTTTACTTTTGCATATATCTTTTGATTATCTACAGACAAATTGTTATATAAATACTCTGCTGTAAAGTTATAGACTTGCCAGGACAATTCTTCTGTAAAACCATAGGTAGTTTGTACTGACACATCATCAGCAGTTTCAGTAAGTCCAATATAAACTATGTAGTATTCAGGTTGATTATCTTCTAAGCCATCTGATTCCTGCCAACTAACTGTAATGCTACCATCATTGTTTAATGTATTAGTTATACCATAAGGTGTTTGTGTTTCTGTGTGATACGCATAAGCAGGTGTTGTAACTAATAAGAAAGCTGCAAGTAAACTAAAAAACTTTTTCATATTTTACAAGCATCTCCACAGTCATCATCAAATTCGTGTGAAGTATCTACAAACTCTGGGTTGTCTGCAAACATATTGTCTGGAAGTACGAAGTCATCTTCCATTACATTAAGTTGTTTATCAGCACCACCAATGCAGAAATAGCTACAAGCCATCCACTTAATTCTTGTCTTGAAATCTTTTGATTAACCTTTTCGTGTAACTCATCTATGCGTTTGTTTATATCTTGTTGCCCTTCCAATATTAGAGTAAGCATTTCTTTCTGTGTAAATCCATTTCCATTTTGCATTAGGGTAAATCATCTTCCTTAAATGTAATCCAATCCCAATCAGTTTTATTTGGTGATTGATAGTTAGCTATTCTTTTAAGATAGAAACTAAAATCTTTTAAAAAATAACCAAAGATAAAGCCTATTACATATTCCATAATACGATTGTATCATAGGATTTTTTATTCAGGTTTAGGGTTGTCTGATTTAACCTTTGCTATGTGGTCTTTCCAAGTAGTTGTTCCATTAACGCTATCCCAATACTGCATATCTAGTTGGTCTTGTAGAGAACCATAAGCAATTTTTCTATTTTTAATAACTTGCAATTCTGTAATCTTTGCATTTACTTCTTCTTCTGTGGGCATAGTTGCTGTGTCATCATTAAGTTTTAAATTAGAATATACCTCTCCATTTTTTAAGTCAATCCAACCATACCATTGATGTTTGTCAGTATTAAAATGTGCTAGTGCATCTTGTAAATTAGCCATTATGTTTCACTTACTTTCATAAAAGTAACCCAACTTTTATTTGCACTTGCAGAACCTTGTATTCTAGGACTACCTAAATCTTCATTATAATTAAACTTTACTTTATCATTACTGACATTTGTTACATCTAACAATGCTTCACATTTAGGAGAAGCACCATTGTAATCAGTAGTTCCACCAAAAGCTGCTGAACTTATAGTAGAGTATGTAGAATTATCATCTGTAGCTTTTATTGATATAGAAGCTGCTGCATTACCAGATGAAGCCATTTGAAAACCTGCTGTAAAATGTACTAAATAAAATCCTGTTTCTACAAAACTAAATATACCAGAACTTTCTGTAATTAAACTTCCATAATTAGCTTCATTTTCTGTATCATCAGCTTCAGACCAATTAGAAGTTATATCTCCAGAAGATGCTACATTTGCTGTAATTCTAAATATTGAAATTCCTTTTAAACCAGTAACTGATGGTATTGCACCATCTTTAATTAATACACCATCAATAGTTACACCATTAGCAGAAGTCTTTTCTGATATTGTATCTACTTTTATTTCACTTGCCATAATCTATCCTTTAGGGTACTTGTCTTTTACTGCTTGTCTTGCTGCTTGTAAATCTGTAAGAGTATCGCCACCATCTAGTAATGCGTGTATGCAATCTAATAAACCAGGATATTCTTTCTCTCTATTTACTTTCCAATCAGGAACTGTTATCTCTGCAATCTTTGCATTAACTTGTTCTTCAGTAGGCATTGTTGCAGTTTCATCATTAAGTTTAACATTAGAATAAACTTCTCCATCTTCTAAATTTTTCCAACCATACCATTGATGCTTGTCTGTATTGAAATGAGCTAATGCTTTTTGTAAATTTGGCATTATGTATCTCCTAATCTAATAAATTTCATACAAGTTCTTTTTTTACCATTTCCTGTATCTCCATAAATATAGTTAGAACTATTTAAATTATTTGTATTGTATCTTATTTTATCATTTGATGTATTTGTTACATCTATAATAGTTGACATTGTTTGAGTAAAACCTGTTCCACCTGCATTTGCTCTTTCTCCAAAATATAACTCATCTTTTAATTGTTCAGATGAAAAATTATCATCAGAAACATACAACAAAACTTCAGGGAACGCAGCAGATGTAGTTTCTCCTGATGCTTGAAACATTACTAACCACATACCTGTACTAGGAAATGTCCATATACCTGAACTAAAAGACATACCACTTCCTTTGTAAGCAGGTTGTAAAGTTCCAGTAACTCTTGACACATTAGCAGATATTACTCCATCTGAATTTATGTCTGCATTTAATGACCATTCATCAAAATCTGTAATACCATTAGTAGTAGCAAGTGTTGCTGTTTCATTAGGAATAGTAATTGTCTTGTCTGAACCTAACGAACCTGCGTTAGTTAATATGGTATAGTTACCACTTCCATCATCTATCTTTATACTACCTGGCATATCTATCCTTTAGGGTTGTCATCTTTTACTTGTTTAATTGCAAGAAACCAAGTTCCTGTCTTAGCATCTGCACCAAATTTTCCATCATCAATATCGTGCCACAATTTATCTAATTGTACAGCAACATCTCCATATCCAAATCTTCTTGTATATAATATTTCTTCTTCTGCGTTTTCAAATTCTCTAGTCATTATGTATCTCCTAGTCTAATAAATGAAACTGTTGTATGAGATGAACTAGATGAACCTCTTAATGTTGCACTACCCTCATCATAAAATCTAAAATAAACTTTGTAATTAGAAGTATCTTGTATATCTAATATAGAAGATAATTGTGGTTCTCCAACATCATAGTTTGTTTGTGCTTGTGAGTTTGCATTTTGTATTAAAGTCCAAGCACCACCATTATTAACTGTTCCATAAAGATATATATACCCACCTGAATAAGCTGAAAAAGCTATATTTGCTTTCATTTGCACTAGCCATATTCCTGTTGATGGAAATGTCCAATGTCCTGATGAACTATCAACGCTCATACCTGTTCCTACTTTTGCACCTGTCATACCTGATATTGCATCATTTCTATCAAAGTTAGAACCTGGTATAGGGTTTGCAGATGCAGTTAAAGATGAACTTAATCTAAAATTGTCTGCTTCTGTAATACCTTGTGTAATAGCACTAACATCTACGCCATCTACATTACCATCTTTAATTAAAACACCATCAATGGTTACACCATTTGCACCTGTATATTCATTGATTGTGTTTACTTGTATTTCACTCATAGTATCACCATAGTACCAGCATTTGTTACTGTACCTGTTATTGTAATAGGTCCTGCGAGAACTGTACCCTCTGTTGCAGCTACTGTAAATGTAGCAGATTGTGTTTGATTATGTCTAAACATTCCACCTGCTGCTGTTAATGCAACACCACCTTGATTCCAGTCAGCCATATCTGTATTGTCTAACTCGTAGTGAATACCAGAAGCAACACCATCTGTAATTGTAAAATCTGAATCTCCATCAACTAATGCGTTAGCAGAACCTGAAGCTATCTGGTCTGGATTAACTTTGTAAACTGTACCATCTGTAACATCTTCCATAATTAAGAAGTCATTAGATGTATCTACTGTAACACCTGAACCATCAGCTAAGTTAGATGGGTCAACAGTTAATGTTACATCTCCTGTTGCTGCACCTCCAGCTAAACCAGAGTTTGCATTTGTATTTACTGATGATATATCACCAGTTTCAGCAGCAGCAGCTATTGTTATTCCACCATCAGAGTTTGTAATTGTAATATTAGAACCTGCTGTAAGTGTTCCTACTGCTGGACCAGATGTACCACCAATCAGTAGTTCACCATTTCCATCCATGGCAGCAGCAGCTAATGTGTCTGTTCCTGTATCTTGTGTAATGATTACAGACTTGTCTGCAAAAGATGTAGCACCTGTACCACCACTAGCTACAGTTAATGTTGCTGACAGCCCTGCAGCAGTACCAGATGTGTTCTGACTTCCTGCTGTATTAACACCAGGTAAATCAATGTTACCTGTTCCATCAAAAGATACGCCACCAATATTTCTTGCAGTTGCTAAAGCTGTAGCAGTTGCTGCATTACCTGTAGTAGCTGCATTTATTGTTGCAGGTAAACTAAATGTAACTGTGTCTGTAGCACTTACTGCTACTGTTACTTCATCAGCAGTACCAGTAAATGTTATTGTGTTACCATCACTAATTGTTTGTGATGTAGAGCCATCTGATATTGTAAAGCTATTCATATTACCAACACCAGTTCCAGTTAAGAAAGCAGCTCTAGTTTGTTTCTTTAATCCACTAGCTGTGTCATCATAAATAATAATTAAGTCATCATTGTCAGCAGTTCCCTCATTACTTAAATTAGGAATATCTACAGCAAATGTATTAGCAGATAAACTAAGTCCATCTCCTGCAACATTACCACTTGTGTTTATAGATATAACAGAATCTCCACCCATTAAAGAGTGTGATGTACAGTAGTAATAAAGATTATCAGCAGTAGCAGCATTAACAACTATCTGTGTATAACCACCTGCAGAACCAGCAGAACCAACAACTGTTACCCCTGTTGTATATGCAGAACCACTAGCGTGTGTACCATTTTTAGTTGTAGATAATCTAAGTGGATGACCAGAGTTAGAGCCATCTGATTGGTCAAATCTATATGTTACACCAGGTACAAGTTGTACATTAGCTGATAACTCACCATCTAAATAGTATCTGTTACCAGAACCTGGGTTAGCAACTGTAACTGCAAACTCTACTATTGCTGTGTTGCTTTCTAAACTTAAAACTTTGTTAGTAAGAGTTTGTGCATCATCTAAATCTACAAGTGTTGCATCTGATACAGCAGTATTAAGTTGAGCAAGTGTTGTTGTAAGAGTGTTATTCGCTAAATCAACAGATTTGTTTGTAAGTGTATCTGTAGAGCTTTCTGTTACAACTGTAGAATCTATAGCAATACTTATTTCATTACCACTTGCTGTAGTATCAATACCTGTACCACCTGCAATATCTAATGTTTCAGAATCTAAATCAATAGATATTGGTCCACCACTATCTGCTGTCACATCTAAATCTTCAGCAGTAATCTGTGTATCTACATAAGTCTTAACAGCTTTTGCAGAAGGTAATGTTGTATCTGTACCAGCAGTAGATGATAAGTCTGTATCTAATACACCAGACTTTAAGTTATCTACTTCTAAGTTAGATATTGTATTGTTATCTGCATCTATTGTTTTATTTGTAAGTGTGTCTGTAGAACTGTTAGTAGGTAACTCATCTACTCTGTCATTTAAATCTTCTATGTGTTGTTGTAATGGTGACATACGAACTACAGAACCTGAAGCGTGTGATAATCCTGAATTTGCTGCTGAACCTGTTAAATATCTATTATTAATAGCAGATATTGTTAATGTTTTTGTACCTACATTGATACTGCTAACAAGTACAACCTCTCTATTTGTTGCACTATCAGGATTTAAAACTAAATAACAAGGAGCTGTAAGTGTATTAGAAGCAGAATCTACAACAGAGTTTACTGTTATAGTTAAATCAGATGCACCAATAGTACCTGTTAAAGTTGTTTCAAACGCATTTAATAAGTTAGTTTCTTGTGCTGTCATTCTATCCTAATCTACCTACTCCTAATAGTTCTATTCCTAATCCTACTCCAGATGTTGAAGTTTGTACTACTTTGCTACCTCTAAATCTTACCAAACAATACATTGTTACAGACCCTCTAGGACTAATTTCTTCTATAGGACTACTAACATTTTCTATTATACCTCTTAATAATGTATCTGGTCTAAATATCTCTAATTGCACATTCTTACCTTCTCTGTTACGAAGTGCCTGATATACTAAATCTCCTTGACCTTGTACTCTTAATGCTTTTCTAAATGGTCTTTCTATTTGGTCAGATATATTTATAGGCATATCTACTACTAAGTCATTAACAAGCTGGAAACCTCTAATAGCAAAAGATAACATCTGTGGTGTTTGTGTAACATCATCTGTATTTATTTCAATCTTTCCTGTTATCCATCTACCATCTACAAGTGTCATAACTTCTTCTTCTCCACCTGTACCAGAAAATATAGATACTTGTTCTGACCAAGTAGCAGCAGTAGGACTATTTATATCAGCAGCAATAGTAGATGTAAATAGTTTTACAGAACCTGAAGTAACTACATTAGTATTTACCTTTGCACCTACCCATTGTTTTTTCTCTGATGTAAAGAAATCTGCAAGTGGTGTAATAACATAACCTGTTGATACATAGTTTGTACTCTCTCTATATAATCCACCACCTGATACTGTTGCAAACAATCTATCAGAGAATACTGCTATACCTTCTACTATGCCACTTTCTGCAAACTCTAAATCTCTAGCTATACCACCTGTTGGTAGATAATATCGCCACAGATTTGTCTTACTTGCACTATCAATTATTCCTACAAAAATACTGTCTCTCGTAGATATTAGTCTGTAAGGTGCTTGATTAAGTGTTGTTGTTCCATCTCCCCATTGTTTTATTAACTGTGCATTTACAAGTACATATAGATTGTTAGCATTTGTAATCTCTGCTCTGTACAATCTGCCTATCTTTCCACTAGCTGTGTTCTGATATGTACCATAAAATATTAAACCCTGTGCTGCATCTATTGCATTAGGTACTTCACCCTCTACAAATGTCTGTCCTTTAAGTGTTAATGTTGATGACTCATCTGCAAAAGAATATATATAACCATCATCTGCACAAGCTAACACTACTGCACCACCATCTGCTACATCTGTCCAAGAGCTACCACTAGGTAATGCTTTCATTGTTGGAGGACTTGATGTTGCAGCTACTTCGTGTAACTCTCCATTAGTAGCACTAGCAACTAATCTACCTTTCATAGACCACAACTTATCAAATGTCTTGTGTGTATTGTAAGTTGCATAACTACCTGCACTATTTCTTACATAAATATCTCCATTAGCAACTAGATATAATTTAGTTCCAAGTACAGCCATACCAGTAATATTGTTACCAGCACTAGGTGTACCATCATCAGCTACAGAACCAGTTAAAGGTGTTGCTACTTTTTTAAGTACAGCTCCATCTGCATAAAATATTTCTCCACCAAGTTCTTGCATATACAAGTTAGTGCCAGTTGTTGTCTGTACTTCATCTGTATCGTGTAACAAAGATATGTTATATTCTTGTCCTACAGCTTTACCACTAAATACATCAACACCCTTACTATCCCAATACCTTTGAAAATCATTTTCTCCTGCATTTCTTTTATGTGCTTTATCTAAACCACTACCACCTGCAAAGTCTGTTCTTGAAAATATCTGACCAAACTCCTGTTGGAAATCCTCTGGTGTTTCTGATGTCTGTATTGCTTGTGCCTGTAGTGGAGCAGTATTTATATTCATCTGCCTACCAGGACCTACAGCAAATCTAAGAAATAAATCATCTAAGTTAGCTTCAAAGCCTTGTGCTTCTGGTGCGTTTGTGTTAGCAGGTGATGGTAATACAGCCATTATGCACTATAGTTTATGTTCATAATTGATACAGGAGCAGGATATAAAGAACGCAAGTTCCCTCTTGCTTCATCTATCAACAATGACCTAAGCCTAAGTAGTGCATTTCTAAGTCTTTCTCCTGAGCCTACTGGATAACTGTCAGCAGCTAGTTTTTCTGTAATAAATTCTTGTGTTGAGGCATCTATATCTGTAGCACCTATAATGTCTGCTACAGCACCAACCATAACTATCTGTTCATACTCAGCAGCAACTAAACATACAGATTCTATGTCTGATGTTTCATCTGTTGGTCTAACAAATTTTCTTTTAACAACTAAATGTACTGTTTTACCATTTGAAGTATTAAAAAACTGTACTGCTGTGTTTGTACTTGATGGTGGAAAATCTCTAAGTAACTGTATTCCAGCAGATGTGTACTGGTCACCTGTTGCATTTTGTACATAAGAAGTAAGTACCTCTACAGTTGATGCAGGAACTTCCTGGTATGTGCTGTTAGATGTAACATTTGTTGTAGTTACATTATATAAACTTGGATATAATCTTGATATGTTATCTGATACTGCATCATATACAGACTTACGAGGAAAGGTTGGGTTAATAAAAATATTAGTTTTATCAGCGTGTGTTGCTGCATCTGTACCTGAGTAACCTCTTGATACAGTTAATGTTCTAGTAGATGTATTAGCTGCTGTAACAAGCATAAGCTCTTGTCCTACTTCAACTAATGCTCCATTACCTAATAAGTTTTCTTCTTCAGATGAAAATAATCCTGACTCATAAGTCAATGAGGTAACTGAATTATTTATACCTCCATCTAAACGAGAAAACGCAGATAAATCATCTGGCTTGTTTAAAAAATCTCTATAAATTCTATCTATAAGTGTGCTTACTGCTGCCATATATCCTCTATGTTACTAGAGGGAGAAGTATTTATCTCCCTCTAATAAATATACTATCTAATTCCTAATTAGGAAGTAGCTAGTGATGTAATTTTGCCGTGGAATTGCTCTGGACCATATTCTAATCCAACTTCACCATAGATTTGGAACTTATAAGCTGAACCAGTTTGTGCAAGTGGTTCTGCGAAGAAGTGTCCTTTTCCAGGGATGTCTAAGAATACAGGCTTACAATATGCAAGGTCAACGCAAATTAAATCTTCAGCTGGTAAGTGTCTGCTATAGACAATACCTACTTCACCAAAGTCAGTTTCTATAGTGTTGATATTAACACCACCATAGTTTCTATCTCTTGGTGCAAGTGCTAAAGCACTTGAATAAATTGAAGATAGTTTTTGCTTTTGGAAAGCGTTAGCCATAATTACAGGTTGCTCAAATGGAGCTCCTGAATCTGCCATAGCTTTCATCAAAGCATTTACTTTTGCTTGGTCAAGAGCTGCGTTACCACCAGCTACTTCGTTAGTAGCGATAGCTGAAAGCATACCTCTTGTTTTTCTTGCTGTTCCTACATTTGTGTCAGCTACATAAGAACCTCTAACGAATGAGAACTCAATGTCTCTGGCTGCTCTTTTCATAGCCATATCTAATTGGAAAGACAATTCATCTTGAACTGGCTGATTTCCAATAATAGATTCTCCATTAAGGTTTCCTGTTGCTGCTTGTTTTGTGTAAGAAACATGTACACCATATTGCATGATTTGAGTAACATTTGTTACTTCGCTTCTGCTTCTCTCTGCGAAAGTTGCATCTGCACCTTCAGCTACTACTGTTTGAGCTGCTGTTGCATTGTCAACTGTTTGCCAGGTGAACTGTTTAGAGGTAACTGATTTACCTCCAGTCATTCCACCAATTGCAGAAAGGAAAGGTGTATCGTTTGGAGTTATATTAAATAACTCACCCACATAATTGGGGAGGTCATAAGAGTCTCCCAATCCTGATACTGCACCCATTTTAAATCTCCTTTACTATTTTTGGGTTAATGCTCTTAGTTTGTCTGCTTTGAGATTTGAAGCTGTTTGCCAATCACCATCTTGTTGAGCTTGTGCAATTTGGTCATCAATGCCTACAGGTTCTACTGGTACTGATGCTTCAATTACAGTATCTAAACTTTCCTGGCTACTTACTACTCTTGCTTTTTGTGCAGCTTGTGGGTCAACTTCAGTAGGGGTTTCTGAGCCCCAGCCGTAGTTTTCCTGAGCAAACTGTTGTATAGCTTCAGGTTGTAATTCACCTTTGTACAAGTCTTTTAATGCTTTACCTTGTCCAGAAACAGGGTCAAAACCTGCATCTTTGATAGCGTTTGCTACCTGTACAGATTTATACTCTTTCTCAACAACTTCAAGCTCTTTGATGCGTTCTCGCATCTGCTTGATAGCATTATTATCTTGTCCTTCTTCTACTGTTTCGTTCATCTCGTTTTCCATTGTTATCTCCTACTCCAAGTTTCTACTAACTGCATTATCCTTGGGAATATAATGCGATAGGCGACAAATTAAAATAATGAATAACTTGAATTGTCAGCCACTTCTGGGCTATTCAGATACTAGGCGAATTGTAATACGCAGCTTACACGCCAGTTATAAGCTGGAGGTGCAGAGTCAATTTATATTCGCAGACTACCACTATGCGATAATTTTATTATACCACTATATATAGTATGTCAAGTTTATTCTTCTACTAAACCTAGTACCCTACGACCTCTTCTAGCAGGTCCAGTTATGGGTGAAAAAGTACTTGCTTCTTCTGACTCTAATCTTCTAATTTCTTCTCTCTCTTCAGCAGATGCAAAGACTTGTGCTTCAACAAATTCTTCAATATCAAAACCTTCTCTTTCAGATAATCCTGATGCTGTTAATTGTCCTTCTGCAACTTCTTCATCTGCTCCTCTAAATCTTCTTGTTAATGCAGCTAATCTTGGAACTTCTGTTTCTGCTGCTGCAAATAATTGTCTTGCCTGTCCTTGTGTTAATCCTGCTCTTTCTAATGCTTGAACTTCATCTGGACTTAAATCAAAACCTCTAGATGCTGCCTCTCCACCAATTTGTGCTTGTGTTATTCTTCCTTCTAATATTGCTTCACCTACTGTTGGGTCTATAATTGATGCAAATATTTGATTGTCAGTTAGATTCATACCAAAGTTTGTTCTGTAATATTCTTTAACTGCTGGAATATTTTCTGTTATTCCTGACCTTGCTGCTTCTACTCTTGCTCTAAATTCATTAGGAGCAATTCCTTTTTCTATTAAAGTACCAAATGTGTCTTGAAAGTATTCAGGATTTAAACCATAATCTTCTACAGTTAAGCCATAGCTTTCTTTTACTGCTGCATAATCTTGTTCACTAAGCCTTACAGTTCCATCTTCTCTTGTATTTTTAGGAAATACTTGTGCATACTCTGGACTTTTTCTTACTTCTGCTATAGCTATATCATTACTTTGAGTTTGAGAAAATGCGTTTACATATATCTGAATTAAAGATTCTGGTAACCATGGTAACAATGCTCTAGCTTCTCTTAAAAATTCATCCATTATACTATTCTCCTAACTCCTCCACCACCAAATTGACCTACCATGCTAGATAAAACTTCGTTCTTTATCTTTTCTGAACCACCATCTTTTAATCCTTCTTTATATAACATTTCAGTTGCTTTACTTATATCATTACTTTTAACAACATTTTGAAATAATGTAGAACTTTCATCTAATGTTCCACCCCAAGTATTTGTAGTAAAACCTCTCCAAGGTGTTGCCATTTCTTCGTAGGTTAAACCTTCTATGTAACTTTCTCCAAACAAACCTTGTAACATATTCATCATTTTTTCTCTTATATTAATTTCTGCATCTGGGTCATTTCTAATCATACCTGCCCATGTTTGTAGTTGAGAGTCTGATATATTTGCACCAAATACTGGTCCTAATATTTCTTTAGAAAGTCTTTTAATTTGTGATTCTCCTGCTCTAGTTGTATCGTAATCTACTTCTCCAGATGTAATAAAATTATCTAACTCTGTATCTAAATTTGCTTCTAATGTAGGGTCTGATAATATTTCTATTTGGTCTGCTACAAAAGGTTCTGACCATAAACCAGTAGTAAATTTTTCTGATACCCAATTAATTAATTCATCAGATGGATTATTAATACCTGATTGTTCCATTAAATTTTTTATAGCTAATCTATCGTTCTCTATTTTATTTTGTGCATCAGCAGTTAAAACACCTGTAAAATCTGTTGTATCAGATTGTGCTAATAGTAACCAATCTCTTTCTGCTTGTGTATGTGTTCTCCACCATTCAGTAGATTGCCATTCTGCATCAGTTACTGTTCTTCCTTCTAATGTGGCTTCTGCTAATAATTCAACCATTTGTGCATCATTTAACCATGGTCTTATTTTTGATTCTTTAGCAACAGTATCTACGAAAGAAACCCAAGGACTTTGACTAGGGTCATATATGTTTGGGTCTGCTAACTCTAAAGAATCACCAAATCTTACTGAACTATTCCACTGTTCAGATGTAGGACTTTTAATACTTTCTTGTATTGCAGGAAATTCAACAGGACCAAATAAATTTTCTAAATCTTGCAAACTAGAATCATAATATATTGGAGTTCCTGTTCCTGGAATAAAATATACTATATAATAATTTCCATCTACATTCCAAAATTCTGCACCTGTAGGAATAGGCATATTTCTTTTAGCCATACCACTGAAACTTGTTGAACCAACACCAAATGATGTATCTATAGGTTCATTACCAGTAGGTATTCCACCATCTGGTCCATATAAATTTAAAGTAGACAAATCTACATCAGGATTTACTAATGTGTCTCCTGCACTTTCTTTTTCTTTATACTCTTCAGCAATAGTTTTACCTGATGCTTGTACCTGTGTATCTATAATTTCTTGTGTAATAACACCAGCACTTCCTACATCTTGCCAGTAACTACCATTAAAAGGTCCACCTTGTCTTTGTGCTGTATAATAATCAAACTCTGCTTGTGAATTAACAAATACTCTATTTTCTTCTTCATCCTGAAGTATTCTTCTTTCAAAACCTGGGTCAGCTACAAATACATAATCAGCCATATTACCTCTTTAAACTTTCTGATATTGCTTTTAACATACCAGAGTATATTTCAGCAATTTTTTGTTTCTCTTTACTATCATACTCTACTTTTACTGGTTTATCTTTAGCTTTATAGCTAATAGAATTTCTACCAAACAATTCTTTTTCTTTAGCTGTTCTAGGATTATCAATAAATGCGTTAGCTAAATTATTATACAAGTCAGTCCATACCATATTAATTTCGCTGTTGTCAACTTTTGGCTCTTTAGTAATAACAGGTAAAGAACTAGGCATAGATGTTGTAGAAGTTTTTGAAATTTGCATATTAGTATCTATCTCTGTTGAATTTATTTCTTGTTGTTCTTTTGCTAAAAACATATTTAACTCTTTAACTTTTCTATCTGCTAAACCAGGAAATTGCTTTAAAGAGTTTGTTATAGTTTTATTCCACTCTTCTCTAATTTTTTCTTCATCTCTACTAGCTATAGCTCTCCACAAACCACCTCTACTCATTTTTTTTGGTCTGTTCATTGTGGCAAAAACCATACCATCAAATTGAGGTTGAGTTAATTCAACATCAAATGTTTTCATTCTGTTGTTTACAATATCTACATACTGTTGTAAATCTTTAATAAGTATTTCTTTTGCTTCTTCTTTAGTAACAGTGTCACCAATTTTAATTGTGTCATCATCATTTCTAGCAGCATTAGTGTGACCATAACCTATTGTTAAAGTGCCTATTATTTTATCTCCAGGTTTTAAAACATAATCTGGTCTTGCATCATCATAAGCTGTATCTTTAAATACTTCTTCATCTTGTATTATGACTATTGCTGGAGGTGATACTTCCATTTAACCACCAAGTGCTTTTAAACGCATAATTGATTGTCCTATGTTTCCTGCATTTCTTCTTGCTCTACCAACATCTTGTTGTCTAGCAAGTACACCTTCAAAATCTCCTGTTATTCTTTCTTGTAATCTTGATACTGCATCTACTTCTTCTGGTATAGGCTCTATAATTTGTTCTGTTTCTAATGTCTCTATTGGTCTTTCAGACAAAGGTTCAACAGTTTTTTTTCTAGTTTCTATTGTTGTAACTTCAGGTCCTTCAACAGACATTCTTGCAATAGCTTCATCAGTATAAAATTCTTTTTCTTCTAATTCTTTTAATACTAATTCGTAATAGTTTCTTTCTTTTTTTGTAGCTTTTTTGCCTATAGAATTAAATATTGCATCTACTGTTTGTAGTCTTGTAGCTTTATCACTTTCTCTATATTGTTTTGGTATATAAATCTCTTCACCAGGATTTAATAATTCTAAATCTATTGCTGTGTCATAACCAACACCTGTAGAAAAATTAGATGCTGTCATAGCTTTTATTAAAGCATTTCTTGTTTCCCTACCTGCTCTTCCATATTCCTGAGTATAATTTTCCATAGACAACCATTGTGTTCTAACTAATCTATCTTGTAATGTTCTTAACAATTTAGGAGTTTCAATTAATTTATCTAATACTATGTCCTCATCTCCTGGGTAGTACCAATTACCTTGTGGATTTAAACCTTGTAGATAAACATTAACATCTTGAAATTTTGGTGTACCATCTTCGTTTTTTTGTCCTGTATTTATTAATGAAGGATAACCAAAAGGAGAAGTAGATGTGTAATTTACTCCACCACCTAATACAATATCTTGACCTGCTTTGCCTTCCTCTTCAATTGCACCTGTTATGTCTACTGGCTCTTCTTCTTGCCAACCACTATTTAAATATGTTTCTAATTCTGATTTTTCAATTTGTATATTAACTACACTTCCATCTTCTTTTATTTTATAAATTGTTATCATACTTTCCTCATTATGGCGTATATTGATATTCTACTGTGGATAAGAACTTTGTTCTATATATTCCTGCAAAGTCTGGGTATTCTTCTACAACTTGTGCTCCCCAGTTAAATAAGTAATCACGCATAGCTTGTGCTGATTCTTGTCTTCCTAAATATTCTATAGCTTCATTTTCTGGTTTTAATACTTCTACACCTCTTGGTGTAACTTTTTTCTTTTCATTTTGTATTTTTTCTATCATATACATAAAACCAACATTTTTATCATCACCATATAAAAACTTTTGCAATCCTTTTCCTGATTCAGTAGTAAGTATAAGCTCATCATTAGCTGCTTTCTTTAGTTCTTCAAATACAACATATCTACTTACTGGTTCTGTTTTAGGTAAATCTCTTGCATCTGTACCAAGTGGTACTACTTCTAATAGATTTGCTTTTATTAATGATAGTTCAGCTTGTGCATCTTTTTCTGATATTCTGTTTTCTGCTCTAGCTTCTCTAATAGGTTTAGATTGATAGTTAAACATTATTCTAAAAAATGTTTCTTGTGCTCTTTCTATTTTTTCATCTAATGATAATGTTATTCTTTGTCCTTCATCTACTTGATTATAAAAAGAGTTAACATCTAATAAATCATACTCATAAACATTTGGTGCAAATAATGGAAATGTATATTCATACTCTTTTGCTTTTTCAGGATGTGCATTAAACCATTCAACTTCTTCTTCTGTTGATGGCAAACTAATACCTAATGTTGTTGTGTTTCCTTGCACTAAATATACAGCAGTATATACAGCATCCATATCTTCTGGTGTGCCACCAATTAATGATGCAATTGTTTGATACGCTAAATACTCTTCTCCTGGTTCTACTTGATTAATAACTTGTCTAAACAATGCAGTTATAACTGTGTTGGTAAAGTAATCATCATCATATTTACCAAACTCGTAATCAGCAGGCATTAAGGCTTCTAATACTTCTATAAGGTTTTCTTTATCTAAAAAATCTGCTTGTTCTGCAAGTCTATCACTAAGTTGTAATTTATATGCTGCTTCTAATCTAGGAGAAGAAGGAGCTATACCTTTAGCCATACTTTCAAATACATTCATTCTTGAAGCTAAATCTATAACATCTTTTTCAAATAAAACTCTACCTTCATCTGTTCTTGGGTCATAAGGCAAATATCCTTCAAACCATGCTTTAGTCATAATTTTAGATGCGTTATCAACATCATTAGCCCAAGCCATATCATCTAAACCACCTTTTGTTCCTGTATTGTATGCTTGTTGCATATACACAGGAAACTGTCCAATAGTTGCACCTTCTAATCCAGGGTCACCTAATCCATAAGGAAATATTGTATCTTCAATTTTTTGTGTCCATTGTGAGTCTGGCATAAATCGTTTCATAAATTTGTAAGAATATTTTGCAATTGGACCTAAACCTGGTATTGGTGATTGAGTAAACAAGTTAGCACCTTGTACAGGTGATGACAATCTTAATTGAACATCTTCTTCAAAACCTGTCAAATCTCTATCTTCTATTCCATATACATACTCTGTTAAGTCAGTAGGAGCAGTAACATAAAACTTTTCTCCTGATACAGGGTCTGTATAAAAGAAACCATTGTTAGTACCTCTGTCTGTTGCTAGTTGTATTTTTCTAAGTCCTGCTGGATTTTTTGTTAACAATCTTGGATAGTTTAATATAATTTCTTTCCAAGGTTCTAAGAAAGGAAATACTAATCGTAATGCTTCAGCAACATATCCTTTTTGGTTTAAGTTATATAACAATCTATTGTGCATTTCTAATGAATACATTTTTGCAGAATCATTAATTTCATCTATAGATAATCTCATATTTTCTGGTATTTTTTTAATTGCTTTTTCTATAGAACCATGTTTTTTTATAGCTGCATTTTTACCAGCAATATACAGTTGAGCAACTTCTTCAGGAACTTTTGATTGTTTTATCAAATCATCAAAATGTTTTACAGATTTTAAATCTCCAAATGGTAATTGTGATGCAACATTTTGCCAATAGTATTGAGTGAATGTTGGTATTCTTTGTAGTTCTGCATCAGGCAACTCTCCAAGGGTGTACCATAAATACTGAGAAACTTTATTAAAACCTTCAAATGTTTTACTTTTTATTTGTGGATTAGTTATCCAATCAGGTGCTGATAAAACATCTGGTGCTATATCGTATTTATCAGATAAAAATTGTCTTATTAAATTTTGGTTAGCTGGTGTCCATCTGTCAAAATCATTAAATGTAATAACCTTTCCTTGGTAATTTAATTGTCTATTTGCTATTAAAGCAAGTAATTCTTCATCACCTTTTGTTAAGTCCATAATCCATTGAACATAATCATCTACATATTTTTCTGCATCATCAAGTTTTACATAAGGATTCATTGGGTTACCATCAAAATCATATCTTGTATCATTCAATTGATTTCTAATTTTTGCAAGTGAACCATTCCAAAAACTTTGTTTTGTTTTTACTAAATCAGAACCATCTAATAATTCTTTAGCTATTGATTGAGCTAAATCGCTTTCTATTGGCCATCTTAAATTAAGTTGCCATGATGAAACATAATTTTCTTTTTTAGTTCCACCCTTTATAACTCTTTTCCAACTTTGTTGTGCAAATTGTTTTTGTGCTTGTTTACCAAATACATTTGTAGGCCTATCAGCAACTATACCTCTAACTATTTCATCATAAGCTCTTTTGCTAGGTCTAATACCTTTTCTAAAATCTTGACCTAATATATCATTGTAATAATTAGAAAAAGCCCAAGTAGAAATAGGATTTTCTATCCAGTTATCTAATCCATCTAATCCCATTCTAAATTGACCTTCACCAAATAGTCTAAGTGGCCATGCAATTCTTGTAATTAATTGAGCTCCTGTCCATAATTTTTGAGCTGGCCACAATACATCATCAATAAAGTTTCTTGATGTTTCAGGTACAAAACTTACCAACATATCTACTTTTGGCACTACATTTTTTAATAAACTTTCTACAGGTAATTTTATTTTTGATGTTTCAGGCAAATCATCTATGTAATTTTTTGCAAGATTTACTAACTTAGTTTTACCAACATCAATGTTTGTGTATTTTTCAACTGTTGATAATGCTCTTCTTATATCTAATGGTTTTCCTAATGACCATAATTCATCAAAGTGTTGTCCAATATCAAATGGAGTAGGCATATCTATTGGCTTGCCATCTGGTCCAGGAATACTTCTCATACCTTTAAAAACTTTTTCTATTGGTTGTAAACCACCACCTTCTGTTTTTCCTAAACTTGCCCAATAAGAACGAACATCATACTTATTAGTTCCTGATATTTTTATTTTTCCTTGTAACTCATCAAAGTAGTCATCTATTTTAGATATTGTTTTACTAGAAAAACCTTCTGACTTCATTAATATTTTTACTTGTTCTGGTAATTTTTCAAATAATATTCTTGACATTTCTGGTCTATTACCTATTACAGATTTTTCTGCAAACTCTATAGATAATTGATTAGCAATATTTTTTGGTATTTTAAATTCTACTAACCATTGGTTAAATACTTTTACAGAATCTGTTGCATTATCATAAGCAGCTCCTGAATCAGGTGTCCATTCACCAAACTTAGAGTAAGGAGCTTTATCCCCTTTTCTTGCAGTCATTAACGCATCTACTAAATTTTTGTTGTAACCTAAACTATTCTTTGACCTTATAAGTGCAGGTATTCCAAGTCCTTGATTTTGTATTACAAAACCTTGCATAAGATTTTTTACTTCATCTATATTTTTAGTTTTTACTAAATTAAGTGCTAGCTCTGGGTCTTTAACTGCATCAAATATTTTTTTAAAATCATTTGATTCTGCAAACGCTGTTAGAAATCCTTCTGATTTAGGACTATTTAAAAAGTTATCAACAATATTAGGTATCTTTTCAAACTCTCCTGCTCTGTATGCTTTTTGTATTTTACCTTGTGTACTGTTAGCAAACTTTATACCTTTTGATATTTTAGAACCAACTAAAAATGGGTCAGTTACTAAAACTTTATAAAAATCAAAAGTTCCTGAAACTCCATTAAATAACAAAGTGTTTTGTTCTATTCCTGCAAGTTCTGCAATATACCTACCAGCAGTTATATTTTGACCTCTATATTTATAGGCTTCTTGTTCTTCTAATGCTTCAGCAACTATTCTTCCTTGTGGAAAATATCCTTCACCAAAACTTTTCCAAACTGCACCAGGGTCTTGACCCTCTCTTATTTTTTGTGCTGCTACACCTGCAGTAGATGCTCCTGCATTTTTGTAATTGTCAGCAAATGTTTTACCAATAACTTTTTTTAAACCTGTAGGTCCTTTACCTGTTAAAGCAGATAGTGTTAAACCAAAACCAGCAATTTGACCTATTCGTTCTGCTTTGTTTGCTTCATCTCTAGCAACAGCAACATCATACATAGTGACATCTGGGTCACCTGCTAATCCTCTAGCAGATAAATCTTCTGCTTTTTGTCTTTTTATCTGACCTAATTCTAAAAAAGGTTCTTCTATGGTTTCCTCTGCTGTTTTCACAAATGCTCTAACAGGTTTACCCACAGTTGCATTTGCTCCTGCACCACCAATTAATGCTAATGCTCTAAATAATCCTTTGAGTGTTCCATATACAGGTTCACTTTGATATGTTGATTTATTCCAAAATTTCATACCTTCAGGTAATTTAAATTGTTCCCCTATTGTGTTAAATACTTTTCCAAAAGAAGAATTAAACATAGCTGAATTTACTACATCATTACCCATAGTATTTGGAAATGATGGTTGTGATTTAGGTACAGCTTTGTACTGCAGTTTTAAAAGTTCTTCAAATTGTTTATTATCAAGTCCTTTT